ATCTCCATTCTTTTCTAGCACCCCATCCTCCAGACATATTATCTGGAAATGCAAATACTTTTAGACCACCTTCAGCACCAATAAATACAGTCTCTTCTGCATTATTAATATTGGTATTTAATGTACTTGACGTATCACCACCTGCTATAATTACCGAATCATCATGACCGATAGTTATTCCTCCGTTTGCTGTTGTCCTTTTAAGTATTACCTGACCATCTACCTGTAATATATCTCCAGTATCAGGAGTAAAGTTAATTACACCTGCAATTTTATTATCTCTTGCACGAACACTTTCTAGATCTGATGTCTCTGAATATGACGTTAGATATCCACCATCTGCATGGTTACCCCAACCATGTGCAGTGTCCCAGTTACTTGTATTTGAGTTACCAGTGTGTAATATTTTCCACCAATCACTCCAGACTTTATCTTCTCCCCATTTCTCAGATCTTACATATAATTCTCCAGTGTTGTTGTTGCCAGAACTTGCTGCTGCAAATTGTGTTCTTGCTTTACTGTCATGATATGTAAATTCTAAACCTGTTGCATAATTACCAGAACCAGGTCTGTTTTTTGCTTGGAAAGCACCCTTAAAAGGTGTAACACCAAGACCTCCATTAATATCATTAAAGTCAGCAACCTGATAGGCAAAATTAATTTTCCCTGTTGCCTCATCATCAACATCACTTCTTACATATTTACTATTTATAGGTATACTTGTAATATAACCTGCATCAGCATGATTACCCCATCCATGTGCAGTATTCCAATTGTCTATTCTACCTGTACTTACATATTTAGTAGTTGAGCCTCCTGGATAAATATTACCATCAGTAAAGTAATTACCATTATCTAAGTCTAACCATGCTAATTCATCTACACCTGAGTGACCTTTTGCAAAATCTGCATTTGCTTTACCAAAAGAAATTCTTCTATTGCTTTGGTTTGGGCCATATATCATTGTTGCCCAATCACTACTAGTTCCGTTTGCGTTCCATAGCATCATACCATATGATGTAGTTCCACTGTCGTAAACTGTTATTCTATTTTCTGTGGTATCCTCTGCATTATTAGTTAATCCTAGTCTTGGTGCTATAATCGCATTAGTTACTGTACCACCATTAAAGATAGTGTCGTTATCTGTGGTTTTATATCCTGCATTTGCATGGTTACCCCAACCGTAGGCTGTATTCCAATTATCTGATGATCCGTCTGTTATAGAAATAGTTCCAACTTGTAAATGACCGTCAACAACTTTACTTGAAGCGTATTTTACAATTCTAACACCTTTATAACTACCATCAACAGCATTAGAGGATCTTTGCCCAATCTCCATCATTAGAGCATTGGCAGTAGTTCTATTTGGTAAGTAATGAGTAAATGTTTGTGTCCAATCATCGCCACTAGATCCTGCTTGAAAAGTCCATTGATTTGAAGCATTTCTAAACCAAGTATGACCTCCATGATCTTTTACGTCTATTGAATATGTTGATTCTGCTTGAATAGTTTCATGACCATGAGTAGGTAGAGATGTAAGATATCCACCGTCAGCATGGTTACCCCATCCGTAAGCCTCATTCCAATTAGCACTTGAGTCAGTAAAGTTTCTTGATGTATAAATAGTTTGCCAGTCACCTCTTCCTCCACCTGTAGCAGATCTAAAATATAGATCACTGTCTTGTTTGTCATTACTTGCTAAATCAAAACCTGCTGTATTACCTACAGCATTATATGATGTGTGTAAAACAAAATTTACAGATGTAGCATTGGGTATTGTTGAATCTGCCTTAGCGACTCTATAAAATCCACTTTTTAAATGACCTTCTGGATTCAATTGTGCTCCAGTTATAGAATCTGTACCTGTTGCGTTATCTCCATATATTACTCTAGAAGAATCAATACCATCTAATTTATCTGAATCTGCTGCCTTTGATGTTATACCCAAATAAAGATCTTTGTGATCTCCCCATCCATGTGCTGTAACTCCATTAGCGACATCTGTAACACTAAAATCTAAACTATGATGATATCTTCTCCAGTCAGACCATACACTGTTGTATCCTCTTGAATGTAAGTCTCCTGTTTGAAAATGAGTTGCTAATTGACCTGTTACATTACCACCATTACCAAAAGTAGATATAGCATAATGTGCATTTGTTGGGTTTTTAGTAGTAGGATTTATTCTTCTGCTTGAAGGTGTTTGATAATCAGGAGTTGATCCATCACTTACTTGCTTAACAAAACCTGTACTGTCAATACCATCTAGTTTTTCAGAGTCGGCAGCCTTAGCGTTAGATGCAAGGTAACCTCCGTCAGCGTGGTCACCCCAATTATATGCAGTATCCCAATTAGTGGAATTACTTCCTGATGCAGTTATTTTACCATCTAAGGTTAAATCACCATAAACTTGACCACCAGATCTTGGCATCATTATTTGAGACCAAAGGTGTGAGTTATAGTTGTATGCCCATAAATGACATATCCTAACATTGTTGTTAGGCTTATCTAGAGTATATCTGAATTTTGTAGTACCTACACCTGAATTTCCTGGTATATTAGTATAGACATCTTCATATGCATTATTAGTTTCATGAACACAAGTAACCCAAGCACCATTACTATATGCCTCGATCTTAACATCTTTACATCTCCAGGTAGAATTACCAAATCCAATTCCTACATATGCTCCATATGAAAGTGTTCTTGGAATATCAAATTCTATAACAACAGGCCCTGCTTCAAAGTCTGATGTTGGTATACCTGCCATTGTAGCAAGTCCATCAAACATAGAATCTATCTCTCCATCTGATAGAGATGTGTTTGTAAGAGTAAATTCAGATCCTCGCTTTCTAGCGTTACCTAAATCATTTGATAGATAAGCATTTGCTAATAGCCTTCCTTCTGAATGGTGTCCTGCAAAGTAATCTCCACCACCTTGATGAGAAGATATTACATACCTACCATCTATGTCCACAGTTTTATTTGTAGCACCTGATATGGTAAAAGTTATTTTACCATTTCCTGTGTCAAAAGAAACTCCGTTTAAATAATAGTTTGTGTTTGATGTAGAATATCCTGCATCTGCGTGGTTACCCCAACCGTATGCAGCATCCCATTGTGTCGAAGAACCTCCATCACTTTTTGAGATTACACCATCTACTGTTAAATCCCCTGCTACTTCTAACGAGTGAATAAATTCTATTGCCATGTCTTAATTGTTTTTAGACAGCAGCCGACAAAATGTTTACTTTTATTGTGCCCATTGCTTGATCCTTTGCAAATTCTAATAGGACTGTCTCCTTATCTTTTACTGTTACATCTGCATAAATTAACTTACCACCTTTGTACAACTGAACAATAATATTTTCTGTGCCTAAACCATGTGTAACACCAAAACTATTTGATGCTGATTCTTTTGGCATTAATGCAGAGTACGCTTTGTTCTTTACAGTATCTAATGTAATAGAAACATCTCCAAGATTAGTCATTGTACCAGAACCAGTTACATCACCTGTTAAGGTAATTGTTGGATCTGCTGTTAATTTAAAGTCTAAAGTTTGATCAGTTTCTTGATAAGTTACAGATAAACCAGTTTCTGTGTTACCAGTAACCATTTCACCTACAGCAGTTTTAGCATCATCAGCATCGAAAGTATTAATTTGCGATGTTAAAGCAATTGTTCCAGAAGCATCTGGTAGTGCTATTGATTGATCCTTTGTTGGCTCTTCAATAGTTAAAATTGTTTCAAACTCATCTGCTGTTGCTCCCTCAAAGACAAAAGCGTTTGTAACATTCACCTGCGTTTGGTTAACTGTTACAGTATCACCTTCAACACTAAGGTTTCCTTTAATTACAGCATTACCTTCAACTGAAAGATTTCCTTTTTTAGTTACAATATCTCCCTCTGCTGTAACTGTATTAAATGTTACATCACTAGTTGTTGCAACTGCTTGACCAATAGATATTTTACCTGCTGCACTTATAGTAACACCAGTACCTCCACTTATATAAGCCTGTACGTCTGCATCAGAGTATTGCGTGATAGTGGTTGCAATTTGACCATCAGTAATAGTAATACCTGTACCATTTGAAAAGTGTGCTCTTACCTCAGTAGAACTTGGCCCTGTGTAAGTAAATTTACCTGTATCTTTATCATAGGATAAACTACCATCACCACCTGTATCAGACACCTCAAACATTGCTCTTACCTCAGACTCAGTTAAGGTTTCCCCTAGAGTTACCCAAGCAGATCCATCGTAAAATCTAAACTTGCCAGTTGTTGTGATAAATACAGCCTGTCCTGCGACTGGTGCTGTTCCTGTTTCATCGGTTGCGTTAAGTTCTTTGAACGCATCGCTTGTTATGTTGTCTATTACGACATTTTTTACTTGATTCTGATTGAGATCAAGATGATGTAAAAAGTCTATTGCCATGATGTATTAATTTAGATATACCTTTCCAGAGGTTAATGTGTTAAATGTTATTTTTATAATGTTCAAATTTAAGTATTCTACAGCACCATACACAATATTTTCATAGTCGTCAACGAGTGTAACTGTAGGTTTTTTATTTAGTTGATGTATCACCTCCCATTCATGCAATGGTGTAGGGAATTTTTTTTCATACGTTGCAAAAGGATTGTATGTAGGAATATTTGTTATTTTATTCCAATCTGCTGAAGGTGCAAAAGTAATAACATCAACAGGTATTAGTTTATCTCCTTGGTGTTCTCTAGGTACATTGTTCCTTATAACATCTAGTATGTTTCTTAAAATTTCTGTAGTATCTTGATTTGTAAGATTGGCAGCCAACCTATCTGTAAGGTGCTGAAAACTAGTAACTACAAACTCATAATCCTTATTGTATTTATCGAATAAAGATCTATTGTATCCATCATATGTTTCCATAAGATTTCTTAAAGTGTCTATATAAGACAAAACCTCTATCCTTGTAGGAGTTGAATAAACATCCGTAACTATTGAAGAAGAGAATCTAATTTTTACTGATACCCAACTAAATTGAGTGTTGGTGTATACACAGTTTACGTCTAAATAAGTTTGGTAAGTTGTATCAAAGTAATTTCCTTCTATATCACTTAGACTGTAGGTTCTTTCTTTTGAACCATTTCCAAGACTTGTATATGAAGGGATTTCTAATGTTTGGTTTGGATATGATGATGTGAATACTCTTGTTATTTCATTTAAAGTATAGTTAGTAACATCATAACTAGGGGTTTCATCTACAACCTGAACTAAGGGTGTAAACTCGTCTATTTTATTTTTTACTACTGAACTTATGTATTCAAAATTAAAATTAAATTGTTTCTGTCTTTTCACTAGTTCATCATCTCCAACAGTAAAGTAATACTCAACTATATAATTACCTTCAGCGACTTTTCCGTCTGAAGAAGATAATGGTAATGTGAATTCATACACAGAAGATATATTAGAAATATCAGGAGTTTCAAAGTCTGGTTCTCTTACTATACCGTCTGGCCTGGTTATTCTAATAAAAATTTTTATATCTTTCTGAACATGACTAAATGTAGAGTTATCCCTCACATCTAGTGTAGGGGATGAGGTTAGATCAAACTGTATCTTAAAATCTACAGATACCTCTCCAGTATCATTTTTAAATGTGCTCATACATATTTTAGAATAAAAAAAGTCGGCTTCAGTAATAATTACCTTGGCCGACTTTCAAAACAAACCAACAACAAATTATTTTAGCAATTTTACGATTTCTTCATAAACTGATTCCCCATTTTTGTTACTCAAAACAAAGTTAGTGAACCCTTGTAAATAACTTGACTTGGAAGATCTTGGTACTTGTACAATAGTTTCACCAGTTCCTACCCAAACAAAAGAACTAGAGGCTTTGTCAAACTTAATTATTTTTTTATCTATTGCTTTCTTTACGTTAGACTGAATAGACTTGTTTTTATCCTTACTAAGTGCAATGAATTGTTTAGGATCTTTTTCAGCCATAGTCTCTAACTCGTCTCTTAAAACAGAAATATCTCTTGTCTCATCTTTATTCATGGAAGAAATAAATTCTCTCACCTCTGATGCACTTAATTCAGCAGCAACATTCATTGCATCTCTTCTAAGCGATCTTTGTGACCTAGACTCCTTAGCGACTCTAGTTGGCTCTATTAGTTCAAACAAAGGCTTAATTGATGTATCTCTGTTTGGATTAGACTTATTGTAATTAGATAGCATTAAGTATTCAAAGATTTCTCTATCTCCTGTCTTATTACCTCTCAACATTAGTTTACCTTGAGTCTGCTTAGTAAAAGCAATAGGCTCAATTACTGGTGTACCACCTATACCTAATGACTTAATGTTAGCAATATCCACATAGTCGTCTTTCTTTGGATCATATATCCTGTCAACTTTTGGCATGAATGCTATTGAAGGCATAATAAACTGACCTTTGTTATTTGGATCAGGTTTAATGTCTAAATATTGAAACACTTTTATATCTGTTCTTTTTAGAACAGGTATTGTTTCTACGTTGTTAAATTCTTTTGTTTTTATCATAATTGTTGAAGTTTAAAAAAAAGAGGGGAGGGTTAACTCCCCCCTTCTAAGGTTTATAAAAGATTCTTAGAATCCTGTTACAAGTGCACAGTGTTCTTTTCCTAAAACCTCAAGGCCCATAATAGCCTGATAGTTTACGTCAAGAATTGCATCAGCACTAGTTGGAGTTGGAGCAAGTCCACCTGTCAATGTTTCTCTGAAAGAGAAGTTGTTTCCATCTCCTTCTAAGTAACGTACTTGTAGGTAATCTTGTGATCCACCACCACCTGCTGTTTTAACTTGTCCTGTAGGTACAAGATAAATTTCACCAGATCCAGTTACTGTCGATCCTAGTTCGTTGTGATCTAAGATTGACATTTGCTTCTTGTTCCAAGTTCTTCCGTATAGTTTGAACTTATCTACACCTAAATCGATGCTTCTTCCATCAACAGAGAATCTTGCAGAAGTTAATCCAGAACCGTCTAGACCGTTTAATGCATTATCAATTTTGATGTTAGCAGAAGTACCAACCCACATCCAGTAATCTTTTGGTGCTCTTGCTTTGTTTAAAGCAGAAGTAAGATCTTGTAATGTAGTTAGAACATTTGTGTTAAAGTCATATGGTGATCCTGATTCCAAGATACCACCTGCTTTTAACTCTTCTCTAAGACCGTTTGTAGTCTGTACAGCGTTTCCGTCAATATTCATATCTCCCACAGATGCTCCTGCGTAGAAATCTCCAGAACCTTTACCAAACATTAATGAGTTAGAGATATCACCTCTAAATCTTTGTAACGCTTCGTAAGTTCCTTTGTACATGAAATAAGGCTTACCTTTATACTCAACAGTTACTTTAGATGCTTTTGCAACATCTGAAATTCTGTATTTGTTTTTAAAGATTTGCACTCTATTTGATTGCTTAGTCAAACCGTACTTGATTGGATCTGGAGAACCAGAACCTTCACCCTGTGCGTTTGAGAATACAACAAATTTATCACCTGCTGCATTGTAGTCAGATGCATCACCTGCACCATCTACTGGTACAAAAGTTACTCCTGCTGCTCCAATAGACTTAATTAAGTAGATGTTACCTGAAGTACCCATCATTAAGTCACCAACTCTTGCTGTACCTGTAGAAGAACAAGCGATGTCTGCTTGTTGTCCTGTACCTGCACCTGCTTCTGAGATAGTTACTACGTTATCCTTATACAACGCTTCATTTACAAATGCGTGGTATACTGGCTGACTTACTGGCTTTAGTTTTCCTAAAGACTGCATTACGTCAAGGAATGAATCCTCTTCGTTTTGTACGTCTAAGACGCTTGATAAGATCTCTCTTCCTTGAACAAAAGAATGGCTCAAGAAACTAAGTGAACTTATATAATTTGAATTTTCCATTTAATTTTAATTTTATTATTTAACGAATGATTTTTACGTCTGAGTCCCCTCTACTCAGTGCACCCATTAAACCCTCTAAAGGATTTGTAGATGCTTTATAATTCTGCTGTGCTTTTGTAGGTTTCGTAGGGTTTTTCAAATCTGAAACAACCTTTTCTTGACCTATTTCTTGCCCATGAGAAATAAGGGATGAATCGTAAACGTCAGGATCTGAAGCATATGCCAGGACTCTATACCATTTGTCAAAGTTGATGTTACCTTCTTGATCTTTAAATAAATTAAAGAACTTATTGTTATCTACAGTCATTTCCTCTAATTGCTTAGGATCATCAATTTCATAAGAAAACTTTTCACCGTTATAGTCAACTAATATAGACTTGTTTTCAAGTATATTCTTAGTGCTAGGATTAGTGTTTACAGTTTCAATCCACTTTGAATTTATTTCATCTTGGTCTACTTGAGACTCTTCAGTTTTAGGAGGAGATGTAAATTTCTTCTGTTCGTCAACAAAAGAAGACCTTAGTTTATCAGCATCTGCTTTAAGCAGTTCTTTACCAAGTTCTACCTCGTCCTCGTCATACTTATCCTCGTCTAGTGAATATTTATTAATTATGTCACGCTGATACAATCTTTCAATTGCTTTATCAGATAGAGTAGGGTTGTCTTGTTTTAAGTTACGTCTCATAACTTGTTGATCAGACATCTCCTCATAATTAATAGATGTTGCCTCTAGATAAGGTGTAAGGCTTCCGTTTGCATTATAATATTCGACTGCACTTTTGATGTAGTCATCTTTAAATTGAGCATCTGACGAATCTCTCATTCGTTTGTACTCTTCAAAAAAGTCTTCTAAAGTTTCGGCTTTACCTCCACTTAATTCTTTTGATAAACTATCTAGTTGCTGAAACAACTCATCTGGTTTACCTATTTTATCTTCTTCAGAAGTTTCCTCTTCTTGTTCCGATTCCTCTTCTTGTTTAGGTTCGGTTACCTCTGTTTCTTGATTAGGGGTATCACTTACCTCTGTTTCTTTTTCTAACTCTTCAGCAGCATCTGTTAATGCTTCGTTAGGTTTCTCTTCTTCGGTGTTGTCAGAATTTAATTCAATTTCCTGAGTTTCACCGTTTTCATCTATCGTTTTAAATTCAGATAGATCAAAGTTGTCTTCAATTTCTGCCATAATTTTATGTTGTTTGTTTCAAAATTATTATTATATAGTTTTAGATTATGAATTTTTTACAATTCAGTTCCAGGTTGTTCTATCATTTTCATACCTATCTCTTTGGTAGGCAAGTTGTTAATAGCGTTCTGTTCTAGATTAGATGCTTGTTTCATCTCTTCTATTTGTATTTCAAATTTATATTTCTCTTGCTGTAATTTTGATTGTAACTCTGCTTTGAGTTTCTCCATCTCCATTCTCATTTGAGAGTCCATTTGAAGAGTTTGTTGCTTTGCTTGTTCAGCAGCCTGTGCAGATTGTTGTTGTATCTGGCCATTCATCTCTTGTTGACGAATTGCTTTCTGTTCTGCCTCTTCTCTTTTCTTTTTAATTCTGTATGCTAATACTTGCTGTGCTTGTTTCAAGTTTGTTATTTGCTCAATATAAACAGCATCTTCAAAATCAACCTGTCCTTGAGCAACGCTTCCTTGAAGAATTTGCATTAGTCTTTGTTTTTGTTCTTCAGTTGGTCTGTCTTCAATTTTTACTCCAAACTCATGCTTACCAACATCAGCAGACATTTTAAAGAATTTCATTGTTTTTTTACCAAGAGATCTTACATATCCTTCTATTGGATTTATTCTCACACTATCTTGTAGCCTAACAATACATGAAGATGCAAGTTGTTCTAAAAGATATCTCTCACCTTGTTCTATATGTGCTAAGGCATTATTAGTTGCTTGTGCTGCTAATTTTGCAGTAGTTGTTAAAGACCTTGCATCAGGAGTTGATCCATCTGTAAATTCATTTAGACCTGTAATCTGACGAATCATTTCTATATTATTCTGTATAACAGTGTAATAAGAAACAGCATCTCTACCAAGTCCATTTTCTAGTTCTTCAATAGGTCTGTAGTTTGTCGGTTTTCCACCAATATCGTTTCTCCTATAAACTAAAGTACCAGTCTTATTAAATAAGTCTATGACATCTGTCGGCTTCATTTGATTACCACCAGATCCTAATGG